ATGAAGAAAAAACTGATTTTTAGCGCAGCACTAGTATTAAGTTTAGGACTAGCTGGATGTGGTGCAGATTCATCAAAGGACGAAAAAACGAAAGAGGAAACTACAACTGCATCTACTGTGGAAAAAGCAGATAAAGAAGCAAAAAGTGATGATGTTTATTTCAAAGATAATGAAGTAAAAAGAGGAGATTTAAAAATAAACATCACTGAAACAAAAGTAATTCCTGTGGGTGAAAAAGGTAACGAACGTGGTGAAACACCAGTATTTGCAATCTGGTATAGTGTAACAAACCAAAGCGACAAAGAGATAGATCCAGGGTTGGCATGGCAATCTACATTTACTGCAATTCAAGGTGATCCAAACGCTGATAACAAATTAGGAGTTGGTTATTTACCTGATGACAGATTCATAGAAACAAAATCAGAAAATATCAAAAAAGATGAGACTGTAGAAAACGCCATTGCATATGACCTCGAAGATTTGGAAACACCTGTAATATTAGTAGCTAGACAAGGTTACGAAGGTAAAGAATTAGGAAAAAAAGAATTCGCTATAAAATAATAATATAGAAGAAAGCCACTCATTATTTTAAATGAGTGGCTTTTTTTTATGTATTATTCTTTTTCTACAATTCTTCCACTGGCTGTCCATTCGTATTTGTCGTCCACCCCCATTATGTCTTTCAATTTTTGTAGTTGAAAAATAACAGCATCTATACTTTCAATTTTATTAAATATAAATGTTACAGGCGCTTCATCAATTTCCATTATGTCGTCGTTTGGTTCTACAAATTGCCCTATTGGCATAGGCTCATTTTCAATAAATTGAATAACACCAGATGCCCTATCACTTTTACACCCTATTCGCGCTAAAATATCTCCTGTTCCAAAAACTACTTGTATATTTTTATTTATTATTGGCATTGTTTAAACCCCTTTTATTAATTTAAAAGAACTGTTTCTTTATTAGCATATAAATGAATCACGCCATTACTACTTACCAGCATACTTACATTTGAATAGTCTTCATTTAAAATATGATCAATTGCATATTTGATTTCCCATTGTTGAATAGAATCATAACCTTTAGCATTAGAAATACTTGCATGATTTGAGTTACTATTTTTGCTATGTATAATTACTGTTTCTTTACATTCGTAAATTTTTGTAATTACATCATCAGACATATCAGCAGTGACGACTTTAAGTACATCAGGTTTTTGTTTTGTAACATCTCGAAATGGTCTAGGTGTAAATTTATATTGTATTGTCATATTTAATCTCTCCTCAAAAAAGAACATTTGTTTGTTTTATTATAGAACAAACGTTTGTATTTTACAATGAGATTTATTTGTATTTAAGGAAAATAAATGAATAAAACAGTTGACTTATTATATACCACGGTATATAATAAGTATATAAGAAAGGAGGTGAACAAAGTGGATTACGATAAGATTCTAGCTTACCTAGTAACTATCGCAAACTTGCTAACAAGTACAGCGAAAAACATAAGCGATATGAAAAGTAAGAAAAAACAAAAGCGACGCCCTCCCGCGAAGAAGAAACGTCGCAAATAACTTGTAGAAGGAGGTTAACCCCTCCTTCCCTATAATCTTATCACATCCTATTCATTATGAAAAATATTGGATATGTTGCAGCCTTAGCAATTGCCTTGTACATTTTGACTGATATGGTTAACTGGCAAGAACCAAAGTTTTTTGATTACTTCATGATTGTTAGTTACTCAATCTGTTTCTTATTAGTAATCATTAATATCGTTGTACACTTTATGAAAAGGAGAGGTTAAACATTGACTGATCAAAAAACATCTGAAGCCCAGAAACGCGCTACCCAAGCTTATCGAGAAAAAAATAGAGAAAAAACACGTAAGCAATCTGCTAAAAGTTCAGCAAAATCTTACATTAATAAATACTGTGATTTAGACGATTTAGCAGAATTAAAGCAGCTGATTAAGGACAGAGAAAAGGAATTACAGCGTGAATAAACACAAAAAGACCAGGAACTCAATTTTGACGAGTCCCTGGTCCTTTAAAGGTAACATTCTAAAATAAAACCACTCAGTTGAGTGGCTTTTGTATATTATTTATTATCTTCTACATATTTCATCGCACGAGATAAGAATGCTGCCATGTGAGCTCGAGTTAATGCATTGTGTGGTTTAAAATTTCCATCAGGGTAACCATTTGTTATACCCAGCTTTACAATACTTTGAATAAAAGGAGCACCATAAATTAAATAATCCACATCTTTAAACAACCTAGTTCCTATTGGTACCTCATCTAATGGTAATTGAAACGCTCTAACCAAAATTACAGACATTTGCATTCTTGTTAAAGGAGCTTTTGGCATAAAATCATATGGTGTAGATCCATAAATAATTTCTGCTTCAACAGCAGATTGAATATAACCACTATTTATATTTGATTTCGGTACATCATCAAATTTTGTTTCTCGTGGTGTACCATCAAGTCCCACAGCTTTAGCGATCATTACAATAGCTTCTTCTCTTGTGATCATATCTGTAAGTCTATACTTACCACCCTTTTCTAACACACCATGTTCTACTAAATAATTAATGTCATTAAAGTTAGGATGAGTAGTTGGTACATCCTCAAATACTTGCGTCTCTTTTGCCGATGCTCCAGGTAAAACAAAAGAAATGACTAAAATAAATGTTATAATTGATGTTATTATTTTTTTCATCAATATCCCTCCTTTCAAACAATTATACATTAATGGTTACAGATGGGCATATTTACATGAATTTAGTAAGATTATAACGAAATAAAAAATGACCAGGCTCACAATGTTTTGTGATTACCTGGTCATAGTCAATTAATTATAATGTTCGTTTCACTACAGAAATCAGTAAGCTTAACGCTTCACCATCCGTCATAGAGCCTACTTTTTCACTGTGGTCTAATTTTAAAATTCCTTTTGTTTTTGCATCTTTTAATAATACTTTTAAATCCTGTTTTCCTGTCGATGTTAATGAATTTGCCATCTTTGTTTCCTCCTTTGGTTGTGTTGTTGGTTTTGCAAGCTCATTAATAATTCCATTTTTAATATCCTGTTTGAACTGCGCCTCTGAAATTCCCATGCTTTGTAAATATGAATATGGGTCTACGTGGGTAGTACCACCTAAATTATTTGTAATCCATCGATGTGATTTAATGCCGTTACCTGTTCCATCTAAAACAATTGGAATGCCAGCATCGTTAGCGAGTTTTCGTAACAACCAAATGTATGCTGCATAATCTTTTTTAAATTGTTCTTTGTCAGATGTACGCGCTAATTCTACTTGTGCATAGCTAAGTGGATTACCTTTAGGGCCACAACCGTACTGTACTTTGTTTACAGGTGCGACTTGTACAATTTTGCCACCATCACCTACCCAATGAGACGTGAATGCATTGGCTTTATTACGATTCATAAACGCTATTTCATTTTCCAAAGCATTTGGACCACAATTTTTTGCGTTACCTGATTCATGAGCAATTACGTATTTCGCTGCCGTTAATGCTCTGTTTGGTAGACTTGACATTAAACGTTGTTCGATAGCATACCCCATTACTGTTCACCCTCTTTTTTAGCTGCTTTTAAAAGATCAAATGTACCTGACGCTGTTAGTCCTGCAATAAATCCAGCCATCAACATCATATAAAGAGGATACTCTGTTAGTGGCCAACAAATAACACCAATAAAAATACCAATCACAACAGAAGTGATTGGCATGAATTGAGTACTAATTTTGAATGTGTTTTTAAGAACCTCTGCTACCGCTAAAACAATAGCTACCATAACCATTGCAATCATAAAAATGTTTGTTAAATCCATTATTCATCATCCTTTTCTGATTTTTTATAAGTATGTTTTTCCATGCGATCCATACGACCTTCTAAAACGGTTATATTTCGATTTATGCCTTCCAAAGCTATTGCCGTTTTTTCTTGAGATTCATTCGATCGTTCTAAGTGATCCATGAGTTTGTCTTCGCGTTCCTCTGCTCTGTTCATAAGTTTATCGTTTTTATTGATTAAATATCGAAACGCTCCAAACGCAATTAATAAACAAGCTATTGCCCAAACCGCTTGGCTTGTTGCGATTTCATTTACTGCTGCTACATCCATTCACATCAATCCTTTGCCCTATTTAGTTAAAATAAATAATGCCATGAGAAGCGTCGAGAATCAGTAACATGTACCGTTGCCCATCTCGATTACTCTCACAGCACTAAAAAAGCATAAAAAATAACGCTAAGCTTATGCTTGCGTTTCTGTTTACTTATTCAGCATGCTGGAAAGCATGTTTGAAGATCAACATGTCATTATTAATTAAAATGTAATCCATTTTATTAATATCTGGTTCCAATTTATCTAGTGTGCTATCTACGTCATCTACCTTTGTTCGTAAAGTGTTTCGAGCTCCAATCTGTCTTTACCATACCCGTAAATTATCGTAGCAAGATTATTAGTATCCTCTTTTAACATAACACTGCTAACATTGTGCTTATAACTATATTGGTAGTCATTATCGCTACCTATTTGTTTAGCAAAATAAAGCATTTTACCAGGCAAAATCATATACTCACATTGATGATATTTACAGATTTTCGTAACCAAAGAAACGACATTATCGTCACCAAATTTGGAGATGTAATTTGTTATATTAGCTATGTTGCTTTCTGCTGTGAAAGTCCATCCTGTATCTTTCAACGCGAAATTAGCATGATTTTGTAATGTGTGACTGCCACTGAATGTTGCATGTTGCCTTGTCTTAGCGTGATCAAAAAATATACTTATTGCTGTTACTGTTTTGCTGAAATCAGTATTACTGTATTGTTTAACTCGAAAATCGTTGTCATTTACAGTGATAATTGCCTCTGATTTCAGTAATTCGTAACCGGGATTGTTTTGTTCTTGAAAACAGGTAAACGACACTGTGAAAGTGCCGTCTACTGATTGTTCCATCTTAAAATCTGTACCGATATTGATAAGTGGTTCTACCTTAGTACCATCAATTGAAGTGACATATATCAAGTTTTATCACCTTCTTTTAATAAAAATACGCTACCCAATGTGAGTAGCGCTTACTGAACAATATGGAACTATTATTTAGGAGTACCAAAAAAATCCCCTCTGCCTAATATAATTGGAAAATTTTTATTAATAATTTTAATAATCGGCTTTAAAATTAATAAAATAATAATTAATTCTATTATCGCAAGAACATTTGAATGCACTATTTGAATTTGCAATTGAACCTTTAACATATCCAATGCCCAAATACCAATTGGCCAATGTAATGCAAAAATAATTAATGAATTCTTCCCGATATACTCTAAAGTTGTGGATTTTTTTATATACATTGCTAGACAAACATAAGTAACAATTCCGGAAATCGCGTAAATAATCAACCGAATAAATAAAAATCCACTATTTGCATTTAGGGAATTATACACATAATTTATCAAATCAGGACTTATTAATGAAAGTAAATTAAATGATATACATAAGAAAACAAAAATCCCTACGGCCACTTTGTTAAACACTTTCTTAAAATCTATTTTATCCTTATATATTCTAAATAGATTTCCAAGCTGATAATAAAGTAAATAGTACATTGCTGTATCAATACTCCAAATCCAATTTGGAGTTTCAATTACATTTAAAAATACTACAGCAATAAAGTTAATAAATATTGCTAGAATCAAAAGTAATATATCGTTTCTCAACAATTTTTTTTGGATATAATACATTATTTCCACAACAAAGAGACCTACTAAAAACCAAAGAGGTACATTGAAATAAATTTCATTACGTTTCCCTTCAATGAAGCTTAGAATAGTAGCAGATACATCTATATCTTTGTGACCAATAACACTATAGCAAATGATTGATATGACAGAAAAAGTAAAATAAGGTATCAATAATGTCCTAGTCTTCTTTTTTAGCAATTGATTAAAGGAATCGTACTTATTAATATTCATTAAATAGCCAGAAATAAAAAAGAATAATGGCATATGAAATAAGTAAATATAACTTATTAACTCAGGAGATAATCTTATATGTCCCAATATCACTAAAATAATCCCTAATCCTTTTAATATATCAATCCAGTTCAAATACTCTTTATTTTGCATTTTAAACAACCTTTCAAAGAACTTTTATAATCACACTCCTTTTTATACCATTGATTACTATTAATTTCTATATTTTCTATTTCAATTATGAAAATTCCATTAAGAAATAAAAGATTGAACACCTATATAATCAATAATATTTTGTATAGCTTCTGTTTTTTCGGTTTGTACAAAACGTTATACAACTTGCGACGCTACTAAGATTACTGCTTTTTCTCCTTCATTGATTCGTCCCTTAACCACTTGCTCAGATAGGTATGCTTCGTCAATCCTTTTCATAATCCACATATTTAAGAGAAATAAATATACTATCTTATCATTCATTTTACATTTCTCCTTTCATCAGTAACAAAATCACATCTTCGAGTTGCTTAACACGTTCACTTAATGAAGGTAAAGCGATGTCAAATTCTTGATTATCCGAAAGTATAAACTCCCTAAAATCCAATACACCTATAAATGAAAAAACCTCAAAATCACCATTATAACCGATAATCGCATCGTTTGATTTTACAATGCATTCAGCTTCGAATGTCTGTCCTGCAAAATTTAGTTGCTTCATAGAATATCACCACCACTGCTCTTCGATTCATTGGTTATGCCAACAGGTTGAGTACCAGCTTTACCGATTTTACTTGAGTTATAAGCGACTAGGCCAAATGAGTTTCCTGTCCCAGTGTTTGTTTCACTGTAAACATTAGCACAAGTTTCCGTGTGTAGGGCAGTAGCTTTATTCGATAATTCGCAAGAATAAACACGTCCACTTGCGGCTAAAAAGTGTATTCCGTCAAACGTAGACGGGGTAACATCTTTAAGATACTGAGCAGAAACAAACGTAGAGTAAGAAACTAATAAACCATGTGAATTTGCTGATGAGAATTTTAAACCCCTTAATACAACTGGAACTTGTACACGATTGACAATGATGTTACTAACGATGTGTGTATCTGTTAAAGTCGTGCTTCCGAGCACATTGACAGTGCCAGATCCTCCTAAAATCCCATATAAATTCAACGTTTCATTATAGTTCCCTTCTGCGATATTTATAGTTACATTATGATTTACTATTTGTGGTATCTTACTTATCGCCTTGACTATACTCTTAAATGCTGTCGTTGTTGTTAATCCGTTATTTGTATCTTTACCATTAGCATTAACATAGTAAGTAACATCAGCTATTGTTGATAGACCGTGTACATCGTCTGATAACTTTTTTAACACATTATCGATTTTATCCATATTACTATTTGGCACTCCAACATCATAGAATTCCTCTACACTAGGTTTTTCTAAATTGAAATTAGGCGTATTAGTAGACATTATGACATCACTTCCTCTCGCAATTGTTTATGTGTAAATGCAGCTAATTGAGCATGTGTATAGCGTGCTAATGTATTGTGTTGGTTGTATCGTAATTGAACAGTTAAAACCATGTTCTGAGGCGTTATTCGTTCAAGCATAACTACTACTGAATCAAACATGCCTTTAACGGTCAATTCAATTTTTACACTTAGTATTTTAGCTTCTACATCACGTTTTAGTTCATATTGTCCTTCGCCTAACAAACTATCCAGTAATTGTTTTAGGACTCGATAAGTATACGGTGCCTGTTCTTGGTATCGAGTTAGGATTCTAAATCTTCGAGTTTCAATGGTGTCTGTTGCGAGAACATTTAACTTCAACATTTTTTCATATCTCTCAACGCCTTGTTCATTTGCTGTTACCACAAATTGATTGTCTAGTGTGTCTTCGATTTGTTGCCACAAGCTATCTAACACAGGCTTTTCAACATTGGCAATTGCAACTATTTCTTTTATCTCATGTAAGATTGGAGGCAAATAACCGATAATATCGACCTCTCTAGCCACTTACAACACCTCGCTTCGGTATTGATTCAGGGTCTAATGCTATATTCGATTGCATGCCGTTTAATTTTGTATCAGCAATATCAAGTACACCTGCAACACCTAAAAGTCGACTTTCGATTTGTGCAACACGAACTACAACACCGATATGATCTTCCTCATAACTATTAGCCTTAGCCCACTCTTCTGCAAGCTCTTTAAAATAGTCGTCTATTATTTTCTGAACTTGCCCTTTTATATCATCCCATGTCCAACCTGATTGATAAGTGATGTTTAGAACTACATCGATCAGAATATCATTTACTCCAAATACTGTTACAATATGGTCAATAGGTGCTGTGCCAAACCCTTCTCCTTGATGGTCCAGTGGATCAACAGCTGTTTGTACTTCGTTGATAAGTGTCAGTGTTGGCTTTTCGTATTGAGAATTGATGATTACTAACTTAACCGTACCACCACCATTCCAAGCGCGATAAACACGTACACCACCTACACCAGGTAAGGAACCAACCTTTTCTTTATAATCTGCTCTGTTACCTCCAAAAGCTACTGACTCGAAACTGTTAAAATAGCGAGTACGGAAATTCTCTGTATCTTCTTCGTCATCCCCTGGCACTAATACATCAGTCAATGTAGCAGTTTGCAATCCATCGATATATTCAATCGGTATTAATTGACCTGAAAACAAATTACCGGCATTTCCTGCTGTTTCACATTGCAAAATAAATTGCCCTTGTGAAATGCGTTCAATTACCTTGTAATTTAGGTCGTCCAAACTAAACCGACTTTCAATTGGTACATCAATGTTAAATACACCTTTCCGTTTTGTATAAGTAGCTTCATATGGTTTTAAACCACGCTCGGCTGCTCGACGAATTAGATACTCTCTAGGTGCTGTGTCAGCGAATACCATATCGATAAAATTCTTAACTGTCATCAGCATTTGTATTGTTTCAACACTATTGGCTGCTGTTGCGTTATAGATCATGGAAGTACCTTCCCGTTTATCAAGAGAGTTATCGACACCCGCTAATTTTTGTGCCATTAAATCTTCGTAGGTAGTATCTAAATTTAATGGTTCGGTCATCAGTATTCCACCTCTTTCTCTGCTGTGATTTCACCGAATATGGTGTGAGCTGTGTATTGTACATGTACTTTACTTTTATGAGTGGTGACAACGAAAGAATCAACTTCATTAATGCGATCGTCTTGTAGTAGTGCTTCTCGAATTCGACGTTTTGCCTCACTAGCAACATAAGATACTGACTTACCAAACAAATCTTTAAACTCGGCACCGAAATTCCAAGAATAAATAATGTGATCATATCGCTCCACTGAGAGCATTAAAAAAATCGCTTGTTTCATGGCTTCTAATTCATCTACATAGCCAACACAGCGATTCTTGTCAGATATTAATCTATAGTTTTTCGATGGCTCAATGACTTCCTCGAAATCGAGTGTCAGACCATCGTTGTCAACTTGTGGAATCATTCAACCACCTCTTTATCTATAATGATATATTGTTGGCCGCCTTGTGCTCGAATCATTGTAACTTTATCATCTTGAACTAAGCCGTTATAAATTTTATAAATCTGTTTTGCTCCATTACTGACACTCATTTCGACTTCATAATCTTGAACAGCGCGAGTTAATTTTAAATGCACTTCTTCCAAAATTAACTTTTGATCAATTTGGACCTTCAGAGGGCTTATACTAATGACAGTGCCATAAACGATATTAGATAGTTTTTGTGAGTTTACAGCATCTATTGCAATCCTTTTAATAAGCTTTAAAATATCACTCATATCACGCAATAAAATCACCGCCAATTAGCTTTAAGTCCATGTGATGGGAAGACTCATTGAAGGTGTGCTTTACTGTTTCAACCATCATAAAATTAGCTACAGTCATGTCACCAAGGTACATTTGAACAGCAACTTGACTCCCTCCACGAATCTTTGGATCACCAAATACTTTATTAATGTGTAGCTTCCTTGATTTACGATTATAAAGTTTCAGCATCCCATCAGCTTTCGCTTTACCATTCCCTTTCTCATCGAGCTTATCTGTCATTTGTAAGACGCCCCACTCATTGATTTTGGAACTATCTTGAGCTATATATATTTCACGTTTACCTGTCTTTTTGTTCTCACGCACTAATTTGATCTTGTTATATGTGTTTTCGTCGATGGATGTTGTGTACTCAAATGATTCACCTGAATCTTCATCTATGAGTAAATCGGATTTGAGCATCTTTATATTGCGTAGATTTAACGATCCATAGTCGTCATACAGTACATATAAATCACCGGTACTTAGAGTTGTATCTGATAAGGCGTTATCCATTATTGTAAATAACTCTTGATTATCCTCTATTCTTGAAGCTATGACATGCTTTGTATTGGCAATTATGCCTGTCTTTAATTTAAAGTCATTCGCAATCATTTGAAGTACTTGAGCAGCTGTTTTATTTGCGTATACATAGGTGTCTTTGTTTTTAAAATATCTTAATTGGTCGTAACAAGTAACACTGATAATACGATTATTATTACGTTTTTTCGTGAAAACAAAGCCAAAAAATATCTTATGGCCATCGTAATCAAAGCGAACGGCATCACCTTCGTGGAAACCTAATACTTCATCCTTGACGATGTTAAACGTGAGCTTACCTGGTGTACCTTTACGATGTGTTTCCCATTCAATACCTTCTTCAACCGCACACTCGAAAATACGACCTCTACTCATGATGAATAATTGTGATTTAGCCAAGTTTAATCACCTGCCCAACCTTTATAACGTTTGGATTGCTAATATTATTGAGTTTTGCTAGTTCAGTGTATTTTGAACCGTCTCCTAAATACTTTTTAGCAATAGCCCACAATGTATCACCTTTGACTACAGTGTGTGTTTTCGGCTTCTCTTTGCCTGTTGTAGGACGTTTTTGCTCTACAACAGCCTTTTGTGTAGTCGCGGTGTTAGACGTGCTACTAGGCTTTGTAGTGGGCTGTACAACGATTCGTTTATTACCATATGCTCGATATTGTTTTAGTTGGATACTGACCGTTACATCAAAGCCTTCTTCAGCAGATTCTTTGATCTCGTAATCTTCTATGGTCATTGTCATATTGGTATCGAAAAGTAGATTACCGTTAGGCATCATCCGATTGACAATAAACAGAAATGGCTTAATCGAACCTTTTAATTTCTCTAGTTTTTCGAGATAATAAGCAGCTGGTTGAAAACCATTTGGATAAACAGCAAACGGATATTTGACGTTTGGGAGTAATACCTCAAACTCAATATCCGTTAGCCCTGGTTTCTTTATTACGTTTACTTCACCATCATTCATCAGCACAATCGTTTCGTTACGCCCATTAATTTTAGTAGACATTTCAGATGGAGCAACAGGAAATTGTACACCATCTACAAAAAAGTTATACATCTTCTGTTGGACCTCCTTCTGCTAACATATCTGCTACTTCCTCGGCACGCTCACCAAAACGATCAATAACACCATCGATGTCCATTTCGTTATTGATATGATTTTCATTCTTCATGTCGATGTTAATTTCAGCCGTTGTATATCTATTAATAGCCTCGCGTTCCGCTATGTCACGAAGATATTTCAAATCTTCTCCAGAACCTTCCATTGACTTTGCCATTTTTGCTGTATTGCCAGCCGTTTTACCACCGTTGCGATTTCCCTTATCTAGCTTATCGCCTATACCAGCACCTTTTCCAGCGCCATTCATGGCGTTTTTCATTGCATCTTCAATTGCTTTACCAGAATTACTCTTGTCTTTATTTTTATCAGAACTAAATAAATCAGCTCCCCAGTTGTAGCCAGTGTCCCAAGCAGCGCCCAAAGACTTCATTTCCATTTTAGGGGCTTCCCAGTAATCAGCAGGAGTTTCTCCAACCCAATCATTTACACCTTTCTTTAATTTCGATAAATCTGCCGTTACGGATGTTCTAGCATTAAATTCACTCATTTTTCCGATGTCGATACCAGGTACTTTATTAAGAGCGTCGATAACCCAGTTGATTGCTTGTATCGCCATATTAGCACCGCTAATGAACATATTAGCTAAATTTGTGGCAGCACTATCAAAGCTTCCAATCATACTTATTGCCATATCTAGAGCGTTATTTGCTAAATTTGCAAACAAGCGCTTTACTGTATAGTTTCCGTTAAACCAGATATTTACCCAAAACTCTACGATGGATGCAAAGATGTTCCATAAGTAAGCTATTATATTGTAGATGTGAGTAGCTAGCATCATAAATGCTCCTGCAATTGCACCAGTTGCACTGATTGAGGTTCCAGCAAAGTGATTTACTACACCAATTGCTAAATAAAAAACACCAACTAATGCAATTATCAGTAGGATAATCCATGTTAATGGACATGCATAAAGTGCTGCATTTAAGCCATATTGAGCAGCAGTTTGAGCAAATGTTGCACCAGTAGCCATCATTGTAGCTGCTGCTTGACCTGCTGTGCGGATTGCTAAAATACCTTGCCAAATAGCAGTTGCCATTGTTATTAATTTGATTGTAGTTAAGGCAATACCGTAAGCAATAAGTGCAGCAGTTACTGTACCTACAATAGGACCAATTATTGACCAATGATCGTAAATAAAACTTCCACCAGCTGCCAAAATATCCATCGCAAATATTGCTACATCAGCCATTTGTTTTAAAGCAACTGTTGTACTTTCCATTATCTGTTTAGTTCTGTCGCTGTTAGCCAAGTCATTTATTTTTTGCAAAACTGGTGTAAAAGCCATAAGGGCTCTGTCAGTCATTATCGTCCAAATATCTGACCACTTAGTAGGAATACTACCAAATGCTGCATTTGTTTCTTCTGCTGCATAAAACATGGCATTTTTAATAATGTCCGCTGTAATTACACCATCTGATGCTAACTTTTTAATGTTTGATGCATCAATGTTCATCGCTTCCTCCAAGTAACGCTGAATATTAGCTACAATTGGTTGAGCATTGTCTAAAACTGCATTTAATTCTTCACCTTGTAATTTCCCGGCCGCCATCGCTTGTGTTAACTGCAACATTACTGAGCTGACACCTTCAGCTGAAGTACCTGCAATGGCAAACGTCTTGTTGATTTGTTCAGCAAATGCTACTATTTCTGTAGTATTAGCAAATGCTCCAGATGCTTGCATACCTAACTTACCAACCATATCTGCTGTAGATTGATATGATGTAGCTGTACGTTGAGCTGACTCGAAAATCATCTGTTGTAATTCAGATGTTTTCATCAACATGCTATTTACACCATTAGCAGATTCTGCATTTTTGTGATAAGTACTATTCATCAACTCAAGTCGAGCTTGAGTATTAATCATTTCATCAGATAAACCAATAATGTTTTTTCCTGTTTGAAATGATAAATAAGCAGCTGCTATTCCAATAATTTTATTTAATAATCCGTCTGCTGCACTTGTGCCATCCCTAATATTATTGGTGAATCTTTGTTGTGTCGTAGCTGCATCCGTAACTTCACTTTCAATTCTATTCATTGCATCTGCAGCCATCGCTAATTCTCTACGTGCTAATCCAACACTAGATGTATCTATCATTTGTCCAGATGCAGCATGCATGGCTTCCATCTGATTAACCATCATTGAAACAGCGTTGTGCATTGCACGCATCGGTTGACTCAATTGATCTTGAATTTGAATTGCTGTACGTATTGTAGCCATGATTTCACTCCTTTTAGGCATAATAAAAAGCACTCAAAATGAGTGCTTAAATACTTTTTAGAACATCTTTTGGATGAATGCTTTATAGATTTTTTCATCAATTTCAATAAGACTTTTCTTTCCGTCTTTAAATTCTACTGCTATTACATGTGTTCCTTTACTTTTGGCAGTAAGTCCTGCTAACAAGCCTACAGGTCCTAACAATGCGCCTCCGACTAAACCTCTTGTAATACCAGAAGCTGCACTTTTGCGATGTTCTTCAGTTATTACCTCATAATTCGATACATTTTCTTTCGTTAGTTCAATCGGAGGTTGTTTAGGGTTTGGATAAACACCTGCTATTACGAACCCCATAACTAAACTTCCCTCATACTCACCGGCTATAACTTTATTTCGTGCCATTTTTATCCCCCCTCATAAATAAATATACCTAATATGGAGAGATTTCACTATATTAAATTGGCATAATTGGTATTTATCGCTTTCTTCGTCTTCTGCCTTTGCCATTTTTAGCTTCCTTTTCATGTTGTTCATCTGTATCACGTTTAAGTTGAACAGCAGCTATAACAAATGCTTTTTCATACCTTGGTAAATTATCAAACTCAGACGGCCACTTATGGAGCTTATGTAAACAGTAATAAGCCACATTCGCCTCATAGTCACCGTCCTCAATTAGTTTTTTGCTTCTTCAACTAATTCATCCATACCGACATCAAAGCCGTTGATTTTTTGTACAGTTGCTAAGTATTCGTCATATTCACCTGGTAACAACATCTTTTTCAATAATTCTTTAGCACCCATTACTCCGTATGATTTCTGTAGCTCTACATCATGTAAATTAGGGAATATAGTACATTTAGCAGCTAAATCAGCTAAGTAAGCTGTGTAGTTTGTTTCTGGCACCATCACACCTTTTTTGCCTGGTACAGGCATGCGTTTTGTATTGTCTTTTCGTAATAAATCATCTTCATCAGAAGTGATGGCAGCAACTTCCCATTCCATTGGCTTTTTAGTTTCTGGATTAACAAATCGTTTTGAAACAACAACTTTCTCATTCTCAGGTTTTAATGCGTTTTGTGCTAAAAATGCAGTTAAATTTGACATATTATTTTACCTCCGATTATTTTTTCTTAATTACATATTCCGTGTTTGTAGTATCAATTGTGACAATGCCACTTACAGGAATATCGATTTCTATTTTCATACCTGCATGTATATCTATCATGTTGGCAGATAACCTTTCAGCATTGTTAATAAAGTGATGACCAATATCTTCAATAACTTTTTTGTATACTTCTTTAGGTTCTTCACCACTTACAAATGTATCTGTAATATCATTTACATTTAACGGCATTAAGAATCGCTCCTTTTTTGAATAGATGAAAAGAGCCCACAAAGTGAGCTCAAGTCTTATAACATTTCTTTTAACGTTGAAAATTCTTCTGGCATATCCCAATCCTCAAACGTAAAGTCGATTTCGTCTTCTAGGTATTCTGCGTCTGCGTCAAGTGCAGCGATAGTACCACCATCCATATTACAGTCTATTAGAATAGTTGTTTGACGACCGACCGTAGATGAACCATCCTCATTAGTCACCTGAATATCAAAGTAAACATCCTCACCAGTATCTTTGTAACGTTTTAATAATTTACGGAATATCGATGTATTGAAGTAGAATGTCGCATTGCCTGAATACTCAGCACCAGTTGCTTTATTACCTTTACTAATGCGCCCCATGATTGGCACTTGTGTTTTTGTTTTTTCCATTTTAGCTTCTAAATTAATTAACTGAGCAAATAAGTAACGATTGCCTTCAATCGTCACATACGCTCGTCCTTGTGCACCATGAATGGCATCACGAGCATGCATGGTAGTATTTGCGAAATACTGAAGATCCAACGGAATTAACAATTTGTTTGGTTTCAATTTGATTCCCTCCCTTACGCTACTGTAGTTGTGATATAAAGTTGAGACATCGCTACAGTAGGATTCACAACTTCATTCACTACAACAGCTTTCTTAGAATTACCTTGCTCTACAGTTAACTCATCTTTGTTGTAATTTTGGAGTGCTCTAATACGTTGCATTTCCATTCGGTGAGCACCAATATCATTCCATAATGAAATGCGTCCGTCTTGGTCATTTGGTACTTGACCAAGGTATCGAGTATTGAATAGATGAGCTGTATCGATTGCGATTTGATCAAGAACACGAATAACTTGGTTCATGTTAAAATCTTCGTTTTTATCCACCGTAAACGAAGTAAATGTGTTCACATCTTCAAGGACACGAACTTCGTCACCTACACGATGGAAAATATATTTCCCGCCTTTTAAAAGCGCAGTTAGTTGAGATTGTGTCTTTGTTTCAGACATATCAAGTGTGAATTCACCATCGTATTTCTTGTTAGTATTTGATTTATTTACAGCGACGCCAGCTTGTGCACCGGTAGCCCAATATACTGCTCCGAATACTTCTTCGCCATCGCTAATAGCATCATTTTGTACATCGATAATACCTTCATGGTCAGGTGTGCCGAGTTTATGGCCTACTAGTTGGAACTTGCCACCTACTTGATCACGAATACGTTTTGTATATTCAATATATAAAGATTTGATTAGATTGTCTTTTGATAAACAGCCTAGTGTATTGAAACCGTAAGCCTCTAATGCGTCTAGCGCTTCCTGATGTGCACCGCCTGTGATAGCAGAGCCATTTGAACCACCTGTTAATGGTGTGCCAGCTGTTAATGTTAGTGTTGCATCTGACTTAAATGTAACGAAGTCATTAGCTTTCAAATCAGCAGCATTATCTACAGCTATCTGTTCGTCTACTAGTACGTTAGCTAATAGAGTTTGAACATCAAACTTCGTTGGTTCATCCACATTAGCTTGAATAACAATGGTGATATCGTTTCCGCGTACACCTTTGTACTTTGCTGTTGCATAGTTATTTTTAGCTGCTACTGCACCCACAGCAAGCTTGTAGAAAAATACTGTGATAGCATTTTTGAATACATCGCGAATGCCTTTTAGTTTTGGATCAGTGTAATCATAGCCAAAGATTTTACGAGAATCTTTTTGTAAATCCTCTTGTGTTACTGCGAATACATCGCCGTCTACGCCCCAATCTAGAGGTATTGGTAGACCGACATAACCACGATCACTTAGATTTACAAAAGCACGAGCTTTACTAATAAAGTTGTGATAAGTACCTGGTAGTACTTTGTTTTGTGTTAAAAATGGACCTCCACCTAATGCCACGTTATTTACCTCCCTTATCGAATTTCTTTAGAACCCCATCCACTTCAGTGAATGAGTATGTTTTGCCATCTTCCAGTAATGCATTTAGTGCATCACGACGAGCCATGTATTTATTACTTTTCACAATTTGTTCTTTTGTAAATTCTGGCTCTTTTTTTGCTTCGCCTTTATTTGACTCACTCTTTGTTACCACCACATTCACCCTTTCGTTTTTATGTGTTGCTCTAGCGAGCCCATGAAAATCTTCTCTTCAATTTCCTGTAGAAAGAAATTGAAACGAATAAAGTTATGACCTATACCATCCACTACCTCACTGTTTGCTCCTGTACCAAGCATTAGAGAGCCATTTAACAGTGTTATTTCTTTTAGTGCTTGTTGTACCTTCAAAGTCATATTGGATGCCTCAGACAAGCCGTTTTTAGGGAAATACTGAACGTTAAATAATGTTGTTACTTTCCATCGATTTCCGATTTGTCTTATATGCTCTAAACTCAAAAATTGAATTAAAAAAGCAGGAGTCTTAAACCCCTGCGGTACTTCATCAATATATTTTTTATAGTCGCTACCAAAAGCTTCGTGAAGCTTAACGGATATAGCGTTTTGAATATCATTAATCTCCATCAAAAGCCTCCTTTAGCATAGTGTATAGCTTTTTTTCAAGTAGCTTTGGTGCTTGTTGTTCTACTTCATCTGCTGAAATAGTCATCATAAAGCGACCGTTTACCCAACCTTCATGGTTTCTTGTTCTGTGGCCAAACTCAACGTACTGCGCGTAATCCACACCATTGATAACCTCTATTCCGTAGATAGAACCACTCTTTTTTACTTGTCCAATAGTCCATCCACGCCTTAAAGTTCCTCCATCTATAGGAGCTACAGGAGTACGTCTAATTACTTTCCCTAACATTCTAGCTGCTAACTCCTTGGCTGCTGCTTCACAGAAATTATCAAAATCAGCACCAGCTAACTTAGCTAACTTTCGCTCGAATGCTTTTAGTTGTCGATAATCAACACGTCCACCTCTGCCCATTATGCATACTCCTTAAATAGATCTAGGACAATCTCTTGATGATCCATAAAGATACCTGGCTTACCTGAGCGAGTGTATTGTTCAGTAACCTTATCTTGAGTAACGATAATTTTACACCCTGCAGGTATTTCATATTCATTACCTAACGAAAGTTTGATTTGTTCAGCAATTATAGCTGGCCCACCCGTTGAGGAAGCGCTTGTTAGCGTTTTATGTGATAGCTTGCACATAAGATTCTCATATAACGTCACTTCTTTAGATTGCGTAACATGAGTAATAGGATCCTCAACTTCTTGCCACGCCTTCACTGTACAATTACCTCGCCATAGCTTTTCTAATGCCTTACGTCTCGCGCTTACCATGTTAGTACCCTATAACGGACAAAATCAACTTCATTGTGCTGTAGGTAAACTACAAAGGCATTGAATTGAGCTTCCGGAGTATTGTTGGCTTCGACTGCAAACACCACATTTGTGTCGCCATCCTGCACCTGTTTAGCAACGACTTCAAAATTGAGTGTTTCAACATCAAGTAGGCCCATAGACTTTTTTGTAAGCAGAAATTCTCCAACAACCATATCTACAGCAATTTCGTGTAGGCCTTGTGGCACTGTATAAAGGTTTGTTTGGTTATTGATGTGATTGGTCACTTTATCGATAGCGAATTTTAGTAACATATCGTCTGAACTACTTGGAGCACTTGATAGAGTGACTCCTAAAGCAGATAACCGCATTACTGTATCAAGATACATGCAAATCACTCGCTTTCTACTGTTTTAGTAGATCGAGTAGCTTTTTTAGGCTCCTCTAATTGTTCCATTGTTGATTCTATAAAATGTTTTTCATCAATAGTCAATTCATCGCCGACTAAAAAACGCTCTCCTTTATAACGAATTGGGAAAGCGTCATTTTTAACTTTTACTTTAATATTTGCCACTAGAAGCAACCTCCTTATGCAATCGGTTGTGCTTGGAATACATTTTGAGCTTCCGGGAATGATGGAATAGCTGTAGCAGCTGCTTTTGCCCATGTTGATACTGGATCTTTTCCTTCTTCATACACCATACCGATAACTTTGCCGATTGTAGACATTTCAACGTCAGAAGCACTACGGATAAGACGAGATTCTTCTGGTGTTGGGCCATATAACGATTCACCAAGTGGTCCATCACCAAACATTACAAATTTATTGTCTGGGAAGTAGCTCTTTGTTGTATATGTGCCATCAGCATTTTGCTCACGATATTTCGTGTTTGAATTTGCTTCGTATACAGCAATAGTTGGTAAACCTTGTTGTGCAAAGAATGCATTTAAGTCTGCTAAATTAGCTACACGTGCAGAACCTGCACCATATAGGTATCCGATAATCTTCGGATTACGTAAAATAAGTCCTGCGATTTTCTTAGAAGTTAAAGCACGAGTTGGCGTAATATCTAACGCGCCAGACCAACGTTCTAAATCTCCTAAAATATCTTCTGAACCAGTTCCCCATTGATCAGTACCAGCAAGTGCTTCTTTATGGTCTGTTGGTACACCATAGTCAACTGTAACGGTCGGTGATGTACTGTTTGCAGTGTTTAATGCTAATTTCAACTCACCAGTTGTTAATGCTTGCATACGCATTAATTCAACACGAGCACGTACATCATTTGCTGCTTTGTCGATTAAGTTGAATACACGTTGCATTAAAAATTGTTGTTCCTGCGCTGTACGTGGGAATTGTAAAGCAATCAAATCCTTTTCAGTAATTTGATACTTTTTCTTGATATAAGCAGCCTCCAACACTTGTTTAGCAGCCTCCAATGAACCAATCTCTGCCTCTGTATCAAAAGAGTGTACTTTTGCAATGACTGGCAGTTCATTTGCTCCTACGAGGTACTCAAATTCAAGCGTGTCGTGTTTAACTTCTGGAAAAAGCGCTTCTCCAATACCGTAAGTTTGATATTGACGTTCTTTCATGTAATCTAATACTGTTTTTTGACCAAATAACTCTAAAATGTCTGGCATATTGATTTCCCTCCAATTATCGGAATTTAATTTCTTTTAATGCTGTTTTAGCAGCATCTTCTGGTGCTGTGTGCAATCGTGCTTCCAGTACATATGCTTCAACGATTAAAGAACCTGGTTGTGGTCCATTTGTTACATCAACATCGGTATACAAGATGCCTACAGCTGTCGCATCATTAGTTGGTAAGATTGTACCTGCCTTTACAATTTTCTTACCATTCGCATCGGGTGTTACACCTACATCACTCACTAAATAAGTAAATGCTTGTACTTTTGATGATGCTAAAAAATTTGCTCGTTGGAATTTTTCAATTGCTTTTACATACGGCATATAAAATCCTCCTTTTATTTAGTCCCAAGGGTTGTTATTCGAACCACTTGAACCCTTTTCATTCGCCATTTTTGCGAAGTTAGTGCCTAGATCACTCGTGCCCTCTCCATCTCCTAATCCTCCAGTAGGAACCCATCCTTTAAAAGTCGGTTTCTCCTTTTCTGGCATAAATAAAAAGGACTTTGAATCTTGCAACGTTTTAAGCTGCTCCTCAAGTCCTTTGGTGATGTTTCCATCTTCACTTAATTCAATTGTCTTTCGATCAATAAGACCTGAACCCAAGTCTGTATCATGTACTTTACCAGCAAGGGCCAACTTCAATGCACTAGATAAGCGTTCATCTTTTATCTGTTGCTCATACTGGGTTTTAGCCTCTTTCTGAGCCTCTTGCAATCGTGAGATTTCAGATTGCAACTCATCGTTACCTTTGGCTTTGTCTTGTAAATCTTTCAACTGAGTTTCGTGATTCTTCACTTGATCTTCAAGTGTTTTCTTTGCCTTGTTGACCTCATCAAAGCGCTCTTTTGGAATCATAGTTCCATATTTACCAACAACAGCATCAGCTTGCTCCTCGCTTAATCCCATTGCAATTAAATCTTCTTTTTTCATCTGATTAGCCTCCTAATTCGTTTTTTACAGGCAACGACCTGTTAGGGTATTAAACACTTGTTCTTTAACGTCTACAAGCGCTAAAAAGACGAAAAGGCATAATAAAAACACTCAACCTTTTTCATTGGTTAAGTGCCTACTTGATAATTTCAATCTTTTCTACTTCATTTTCATTAAAATTAACTAACTGATCTTTAAACTCACCATCAACTGGCATTATAGTTAATTCCTGAACGCCATCTTCACTATCAATTGCGGAAGTCCAATGGTCAACTATCCCTACTAGAGTTTGATTGTCAGTAAAAGTAACTTTAATCTTTTTCCCTGGATCATAGAAAATGTCCACGCTTCCACTCCTTTCAGTCTGATCTAATCGGCACTAAGTATGTCCGTTTTTTCGAGTGATGGATTTTTATTTTGTTTGTTTCATAAGTACCGTTTGTTGAAACTGCTATTCCTACTATATCATCAACAACGATTACTTCTTTAACAGTTCTTTTCCCGTGCCTGTCTTTTTCAACAATACCTGTCCCAGCGTATTTGTCTAGTATCTTTTGTACATCCACCGTATCGAAGAAGTAACTTTTCCCTTCTGTTTGAGTTGAATCCATATGTGGAGCTTGTTTTTCTGGATTAACCAAGGTCCCGAAAGTGCCATTTTGTAGATTTGTTTTAACATACAAATTATCTTGCAGTTTATTCCACTCGTTACCATTACTATACTTAATATCTTGGAATTCTTCAAAAGATTTAAGTGCATTTTGACCAAGTATATTTTTGTATTTATTATACTGCTCTTTATCGGTTTTCTGATTGCGTTGCATCTTCTTATAGCGTTCAATTCTCTCTTCGCCATGTTTATCAACTTGAGTTTGATACCATTCTTCATACTTCATATTGCCCGGTACGTAATACGTTTTACCTTCTAAATCACGAGCAATTCTTTCGTTGTAATCATCATCAAAATACGGTGCTGTTGTTGTTCTACATCTTGGATGAAACGGATTCGCTGTTACGCCTGGCATGAAATCATCTTGTTTAAAAACCTTGCCATCCATCGTTCGACATATAGAACTCGTTTTAAAATCTAATGTAGCTATAATCTCGTACTTTTCTACATCAAGCTCATCAAATGCATCCTTTTGAGCAGAAGCACTAAAAAACGCTGATTCAGTCATTACTAGACGAGCAGCGTTGGAACGTGAGGTATTCATTTTCTTAAATATAGAACTAATCATACGGTCAGGTGCTTCACCACGGGCCATTGATTGAATAAGTTCAGTGTGCAGTGTATCTAACAATAGATTGCGGTCTCTCCATATCTTTTGGCTGAAAGTTTGACCATCAGCAGTCCAAGGCTTACTAATTATTTTCGTTAATTTTGTTTCGTCTAGTGGCTGCAAAGTAAAACCAATCTCAAAAGCTTTTTGCACTTCAAATGCTGTATGATAATACTGAGACTGATATACCTCTTCCATTAACTCCTGAAACCCTTCAATTTGACCACCATACAGCTTTTCTACATGTTGTTGTAATTGTAGTTGCAAACTCTCTAAACGGCTTATATGGACACGAGAAGATGCATTTTCGAGTTGTTTCATCCACTTCTGATTAATAGCATTCTTTTTGCCATATTCGATGTATTCCTCAACAGTCCAGCGAAACTCTTCTAATTCTTCACTCTTTAGTAGCTGTTTCGCTTCTTCAAGAGTCATTTCATTGTTTTCAGCAAAACGTTGATACCATCTAGCAATGTCTTTTTCGATTTCTTGCATCGTCTTGATATATGCTTTTTCGAGATCCTTGTAGTAGCTCTCACTCTTTTCATGTTGTGCTTGCTCCAACATTTCAAAACGTCGTCGCCAATAGTCTCTACTCTTGACCATTGTCATCACCAGACTTTGAATTTATAGCTTTAAAATGATCATCATATCCATCGAACTCATTCATACGTTCTTGACGTTCTTTTTTGTTTCGTTTTAACTCTTCTTGTACGTCTTTTACGTAAGGATGCTGTGCAATCTTTGTTTCTTCAGATAAATAAGGAGATTTATTTAATACCTCAACTACTTCCATCTCGTTGATGAGGATATCACGATTAAAAATGATATTTACATATTCACCTTCGTAATCGCCTTGTCCTGTGTTAGCTAAATGAACATTGATAAACCATAGCAATTCCTCGAATGAAGCTTGGAACTCCGTTTCAATACCATCAGCGTCGAGATCAATCTCACTGTACATAGCTCTGATATTTAATTGATTTGGGTTATTTGCCATGCGCTCATCCTTTGCGTCATAGCCTCTGCCGTTTTCAATCAGCGCCTTTTTAAATAGCGATAAGATAGATTTGTAGTTATCGGCATTGACTTCAATCGTTAAAGTTTCTACGCCACCCTTTGCCCCATCTGCTGAACGTACTTTAACTGTACCGTATATGGATAGATTGCGTCTAAACTCTCCTAAATCCTGCCCATCATAATTGTGCAGAACTAAAATTGTATTTCGTGCGTCCTCCTGCATGTTGTTTTCAAAGTCACTTAACATAATGTTAATGCCATCTTGAAGAGACTTTACACGCTTGATTAGAGGTATTTCCTTGTTATTAAATTTAAAAGGAATTAAAGGTGCTCGCTGCCAATTCATATTTAATTCAATTTCGCCATCATTCATAGTGATATAGGACGTTGTAGCCTTTGTTGCATCTTGTATAAGTCGACCTGCGAACCATTCATAATGCTCCACACCATTTTCGCTATATACCTCTGCCTTTTCAACTACAACTTCTCTATCACCTTCGTATACCTTTACAGCATATATACGAATTGCGAAATCAAGAATCGTTTGATCTGAATCCTTCCAAAACGGAATAATTTCATGTGGAGGAAACCTTTTGATAGCAAACTCACCGTTTCCATCGTAATGCGGATATAGCCAACCAATACCGCCATTCAAAGAATCCTGACCAACACTTCGCAATATTCGATGAAATCGTTTATTGAAAATATCTTGTAATTTCTTCAAGTACTTGTTATTTTCAGTTTCCATTGTTATTGGTTTGCCAAGTTGATAATTTACTTTTTGGTCAACAAGCTTGGCATACTGGTTATCCAATATCTTGTTGTTTGGTAGGTTATCATTTATCTCTAATTTCCCACCTTTACCAATAACCCAACGTTTACGCTTTAAAATTTCTTGATCACCTTCATAATAAGCCTCGCCTATTAACATCCACTTTCTCTTCTCTGACTTTTTAAACTTATTAATCTCATTTTCTAGCCATTTGATATCTGTTATAACATCATTTGCACCATCTGTTATGTTTTCGTTGATAATCTCAGTGTCTGTAACAGCCCCCTGGAACGGAAATAAACCCATGTTCTCACCTCTTTCTAGTCAAAACTGTATGTGTTGCCTCGCATATCTTCTTCAAATGCATAGCGTGTAGCATCAATTGTGTGGTTGTCTTTATCCTCTAAACGAGCAATAGGATTACCGTCTTTATCTGTCTGGTAATCGATGTTCTCAAACTCTTTCGCAATGTTAGGAGTACGTAATGGATCAATACAAATGAAATCTAAATCATCGAGCCATTCTTCGCCGTATTCCACACTGTCAGGACCTTTCTTAACACCATAAATACGTAGTATTCCTTGTTCATCACGTAATTCAGCGATAGACTTAGGTTCCGCTGAATCAGCTGCAATACGATCTGATTGATAGCCTTTAGCTTTCAATTTCTCGGCTAGTTTTCGATTACTGATTTTCACACCATAAATTTCATCAACTGCATAGATACCATTTTTCTTTTTGTCGTAATGCCAACGGACAAATGCTAGTGGATCCGTTGCATATCCAAAATCATTACCATTTCGGATGTTGTCAAATGATGCAACCATTTCATCAGTGATTGAGCCTTTTTCAATTTGTAAGTTGTCAAATGGTACAACACCACTACCGATTGCTTCGCCAAGATATTCCCATCGATATTTCAAAGGTTTATTTTTCTTAACATTTTCTGCTTCTTCAATAAACTTTTTCGATAGATGCGGATTTCCTAAATAAGTTGAATGATCAACGTAAGTATTGGCATCAATCATTGAACTTTCATACTTCTTATTCACCCAAGATTGCTTGCGCTTTGGTGGATTGTAGGAATAATAAAAAGAGTAGTCAAAAGGGTACGCTTGCTGTCTGTCAGCTTGCGAAAATATCTTCCCTTCCAACTCCTCACGTAGGATTGAGTTTTCAATTGTCGTTACTTCATCTTCTGACTTAAATTCGGCTAATTCCTCAAACCAAACGATAGCTAATGGGAAATCAGCATCTTTGATAGATTTAATCTTCTCTGGATCATCAGCACCAGCGAAATAAATCTTGTTCCCTCTGCCTAAGTAAGTAATCTCAAGTTTAGAATCAACAAAACGGAATTGATCACGAACTCCCATTATGTTTGCGGCAGCCTTAAAGTTAGCGTACACCGATTTCAAAATGGTATTCTGCACTTTCCTGATACCAAGGGAAGATACTGGATACTCCATGATGTCTAACAAGATACGCATTGGAATATGAAATGACTTCCCAGAACCACGGCCACCCTTTAAGACATAGCGTAGATGTACTTTCGCTCTGGACGCACGCCAAAACGGTTTAAACTGTTCTGTAATGATACTAGCTATACTTATTCGTTTATCAGTCATTACACATCATCCACAATCACCACTCGAACTGATTTATCGCGGTCTTTATCAAGATTAGCGATTTCTACTTTCGTCTTATCAATATTTAACTGCATCTGCTCAAGTTTAAGCCTACGTTCATCATCAGCATCAGCCATCTCAACAAACTGACGAATAGAAGAACGCAACTCCCCTATTGCTCTCGATTGAGCAGTGAGTAGTTGCGCCTGTCTTTCCCAAGAACGTTGGAATTCATATTCAATTTCAAATGGCACGGATGTTTTTTCATTTATCACGCCATCTTCAACGTTGCAAACGTCATATTTAACTTTTTTTACTTCTTTAATCATTTCGTCTTTGGATTCAACATGCATGATTTTTTGTGCTCGAATGATTGCAGCATATTGAATTTGTATTTGATCCCAGATTAAATCAGAAGGAGAACGTTCGTTCATCGCTTCCATGATTTCAAGTGTTTCTTCGGGTAGGAACTTTTGAAAGAAACCATGACTAACAGCGTTCTGATTTTGCTTAGGTGCACCATGGCCCTTAGCGTTGTTGTTCCCAACTTGTGCCCCTCTACTGCGTTTAGTAACGTTACCATTTGATTTAGTAACGTTACCTTTCAATTGGTCATCCCATTTATCTTGATTCTTCCACTTTCGGATTTGCGAATCAGATAATTCTAAATGCTCGGCAATATCCTTCAAGAGCATTTGCCCTTTGCTTTCAAGCCACATTTGAAACGCCTCATCACGTTTCGGATTCCTTGGTCTAGCCAT